GTATAATGACCATTATATGAACGAGCCAAAAAACTGGTGGAAGTGGTAGGATTCGAACCTACAGCGTTTCTTATGTGGCGGATTTACAGTCCGTTGCCTTCAACCAATTCAGCACACACTTCCAAAACTTTGGTACACCATGGGGGAATCGAACCCCTCCTTTTGTCTGTGAAAGAGACATGTCCTAACCGATAGACGAATGGTGCATATACCAAACTAAAATACACTGGGTGTTTAACAGAGAACTCAGATTTGAACCTGACCTACCGTGCCGTCCACGGACTTGTCTGTTAACCACATTACTTGCCAAGTTGTTCCAGCGTGACCACCGTATCCACCTTTCGGTTTCGTTTCCATCTTTCATGTATCTTAGCAGAGCCCAGCCGTCACTGGGATTTAGAACTCTGCATAAAATACCTACTGGCTTGGTAACCAATGCATTTTAGTTTGGCAGGGGCACTTGGAATCGAACCAAGAACGACGGATTCAAAATCCGTAGTGATACCACTTCACTATGCCCCAACAATAACTATCGCAAAATTTTAAAGAACAGTTGGCTGGGCTCTGCCCATTTAATGTTTCCTGCTCAGCTTTTTGCTTTTCAGCGTGCTTTGCGTTTTGAAACAACCAGAACCTCAAGTATAACTCAGATCCTATTTAATGTCAAGGACTATTTTTAGTAACCTTACAGTTCGTAGGGTCTTTAATCATAGCACCTTATCACATCAGAACCTCAAGTATAACTCAGATCCACATTTAAGTCAAGCGATAACCCTACACGATGGTAGGGTATACCTCAAAACAAAAAACCCTCAGGACTTTCATCTCTGAGGGTTTGGGTAAATAATCTGTTAGACTAGTCTACTTACCGAAACCCTCTCTTATCATTCTCAATCGCATAACCCAATACTGGTGTGCGTGAGCATGTCCATCCACTAAAGAGTGGTAGCTGCTTATGCATAGGTATGGATCTTAACGACATTGAAAATTTTTCCTTTGATTCAGTAAGAACTTTTCAGTCCTTTGTTTATTTATAGTAATTATACACTCAATTTGATTAAATGTCAATCTTTTTTACATTTATTTTGCATGTTTCAAGAAAATCGACACCAGCAGTATTGCGATAAGAGTCCCGATATAGAACACTGCCAATACCACTTTGGTAGATAAGTTTGGCACAGTCCAAACATGGAGCATGGGTAATAAACATAGTAGCACCCAGACCAGATTCGTTAGACTTAGCAAGTTTCGCAATCGCATTTGTTTCAGCATGAAGCACCTCTGGTTTAGATTTTAATTCATATAATTTTTTATTCACATCAAGATAAACATCTACCTTGCTCTGATATAACATTGATTCTTCTAGCGATGAATCAACATAAATTTTATCTTCACATTCGTTTGTCCAACCAGAAGGCATACCATTATATCCAATGGAAATGATACGATCATCTTTTACAACAATGGCACCAACATGCAATCGCTTTGCTGAAGACAACTGAGCAAATCGTTCAGCTGTGTCCATGTAAGCACGAATCCACTTATCTTTCAATGTACGACTCCATTTTGATCTGGCACTGGTTTATTTCCAACTTCTAAACAGAATTTTCTAAATTCCTCACCGATACCAAGAGAGTCACAAAGCAGTGTCATTCTAGCAATGGCAACAGCACTCACCGATAGTGGATCTATCTTGTGTTGATCGATCCACTTTATCAGCGCAGCATCTACCTTGTTTGTCAGTTTCAATAATTCGCTTTCAATCACGCTGTTTCTCCAAACACTTCTTTCTCAGCCTGTGTCAACAACACATTTGCAAATTGCTGACAAAAAATGTTAAACCAAATTTCATCAAGCAATGGTGCTGGTGCACCTGCTTTCACTACCAGTGCTTTCAACTCATCATTCATATCGACATCACTTTCTTCAAAACATCATTGGCATCACTCAAATCGCTCAAGTCATCTTCGTAAGACTCAATGATCAACATGCGCTGCAGCAAATCTGCTTCAGCTTGTAATTCTTTATCAAGAGAATAGTACCACTCAAAGTAGTCATCCTCTGTGTCTAACTTCCACATGATATTCAACATGCGTTTTTGACGCTTGGTCACACCATGAATTATAAGTTCGTTCATAGTGTTTCCTTAAAAATGTTAGACCATGTCATCAACTTATTCAGTTTCTCATTCTTTGCTGTCATTACAGCTGACTCACCCACGATATCATTATCAATTAGCAAGTCAATCATACACATAAGGTCACCAATTTCTTCTTCAAGATGTTGACGATTGCTCAATCCTTTGAAGAAATCGTCAGCACCAAACCGAAAAACCTTACTGATTGCTTGAATAACCTCGGCACATTCTTCCTGCGTAATCAGCAAGATTTCTTTTTTCGAATCACTCATCATAATCATACACTCCATAATCTTCATCAGTACCCAGCCCAGCACTTGCCATGGCTGAATCAAAATCACCATCCATACTGTCATCGTATGGCTCACCGATTTCTTCTGCTTCAAGAACATCGTATACCATTTCCAATGTAACACCGAGAACCCCTGAGATTGAAACAGGTTTCAAACCCTCATCAGATAACTCAAGAATTTTCGCATGTAAATCTGCAACTTTACTCATACAGTCTCCTCAATTTTTACATTACCAACTCGCTCATCCCAGCGTTGTTGAACAATTTCATTTACCCAATCAACTGGACAGCCCAGTTCATCGGCAATTTCTTGACATGATTTGTAGTTGTGTGGACCACGAAATGTGTCAAGAGATTCGTGAATGTTTTCCCACAACTGTTTCATCTGAGCCATGATTAAACCCTTTCTTCCATTTTGGCTTCCATAATTTCACCGAGGATAAACTTCGCAACATTCAACTGTTTACGAACATCTTCCTTGTTGAACCCATGCTCAATCATATGCTGGCAGTCAGACATAATTCCCATAACAACCATTTCAAGACCAGACAATTGAGCAGTGATTCCACTCATGTACTGTTCACGAATAGCAGACTCAGGCATACCATAGCAGTTCTTTTCAAATTCAGTCATTTTCAGTTCCTTTTTAATCATCATAAGATAATTATACGTCCAAACCGAATTAATGTCAAGCACTATCATGAAAAACCCTACAAGGTGTAGGGTTAATAAAAAAGGTTTAAAAACAAGGACTTGGCTACTTTTTAGGGACTTTTTCTACCTTTGGGATGAACCCAGTGTCCTCAGCCCACTTTTTGGTCAACTTTGGATACAACTTGTTCAGCTTTTGATCTTTAATTGCAATCATCAACTGTGCTTCGTCTTCATGAATGCCCTCAAGCAATCCAACAAACATCTGCTCACGCTGAAGTTGTTTAAGATCCGCACGACAAAACACATAGAACCTACGCAACTCTGTGTATAGATTTGTCGGTGTCATGCCTAATGGTTCAACTGCTGTCTTGTAAGGTGGCAAACCATCAGGCAACAGCCATTTCTTTTCAGGTAGGTATGCGTACTCAAAAATAATTTTCAGTGCTGGAATACGATCCTTGAACTTGTCAAGATTTTTTGGGTCTGCATTCATGGCAGACAAGATTTCGGTAAGTGGCTGTGCCATTAAAACTCCTCAATTTCATCAAGTAACAATCGACATCTGTTGGCAATGAGATAATTCATAATTGCCATCTTGTCGCCTTTTGGTTTAATACTTAGGTATGTGTCAAGGATCAATTTTTTAATGTTCTCAGGAATGTGATCAAAGTTTACCAAAATCTGATTGCGTTGCCAGTTGCGTCGTTCCTCATCATTTTTACAAGCAAGGAAACCATTGACCATAAACTCAGTCAATCGTTTTGATGACACTGGTGTTTGTCTATCACCAACAACGAAGCAGTTATCTTTACTCAGAATGTTTGGAATACCATCACCAGTATCACCCTTAACAATATGAGTAATGTAGTTCTCGTGTAGTTCAGACTTCTTGGCAGTAATCATCTTACGCAACAGAGGGCTGTATTGCTTCACATTCTCATACTTGTGTAGTTGTTTAAAGTCTTTGTCACTTGAAACAATCATGACATTTTCATTGAACCCAAACTCTTGAGTCTGTTGAGTAAGAACCGCAATGACATCATCTGCTTCACAGGTGTCAAGGTGCATAACTTTGTAAGGGAAGAACTCAATAATTTCTTCGCGAATCTTACTCAGCGTATCAAAAATCATGCCCCAGTCTAAGTCGGAAGCATCGCGATGTTTCTTGCGACTTGCTTTGTAGTGCTCAAAATATGTACGACGCCAGTAGTTACGTCCATCACACGCAATAACAATGTCACCATAATCTTTACCATACTTTTTCTTGTATGATTTGATAGTTGACAATGTCGCATGACGAATCAAGTCAGTTGTTGCTTTGGCATCGCCTGACATCAACTCTTTCTTGAAGGAAAGAATATTAGCCAGTGATACCTGTGAGTAATCAATTAGAATCATGAAAACACTTTCAATAGGATACATTCTTCGTTAACACGACCATTGACAGTTGCTTCCTTGGTCGTCAATGCTTTATACGCTGCATTTAGTGGACGCTTACCCATGCCTTGATAACCTGTCACCAACTCTGGCTTACGCAGTGTACGACCACCTGAGTTCGCTGGATCATAGCCAATGATAGTAGTTCCCTTGACGGACAAACCCTTATCATCCATGGCACGATAAACCTGCAGTTTCTTGTACTTTGTGTTATACACCCACAGTTCTTGACTGTTGATGATACCAGTTGCAACAATAGACTTGATAGATAACTCAGAGAAATCCTTCATGAATTTCATCTTTGACACCAACACACCTGCTGGCTTTTCCTTGCGTTGACGTGGTGCTCTTGTTGCCTTGGCTACTTGAACCTGTAAACCACACGCCACTGGGATTGACTCATAGAGTGCCAGCATCTTCTTGATCTTTGTTTTCTTGAGGTGCGAGTAACCTTCATTAAGTTGCTCATCTTTACCTTCAAGCACTTCCTTGAGTTCTTCAATTGTTTTGTCAAACATGTTGACCATAAGTTTCGCAACTGGTCCACTGATTTGATAGTTCTTCAAGACAGTTGAAGCATCAAATGACTTATCATCGATAATGAAATCGTCAATCAATCCTTCAAATTCTCCAGCCATACCACGTGCTTTCTCAAGCATGCGTTCTTGAATGGAAATAACATTGGCTGCTTCTTTGGCAACTGATGCGTCAACTTCTTTCTTTGTTGGTTCAGGTTTCGGTAGTGTGTTCTTCAATTCAGCAAATTTCTTTGCGAAGTAGAGTGCTTCCTTCTCAAGTAAATCTGAACCAGTGTCTTGTAATCTGGCAAGGATACCTGCTTGACGGAAAAGTTTCTCATCAAGTTTGGTAAGTTGTACTGCCAGTTTCTTGTCGGTCTGAGCGACATGATGAATGAACCACTTCTTTTTATCTTTGTCATCATGATGTGCGTTAAAATAATTCAACGCATGTAGTAAGTCTACTTGATAATGATTAGAACGAAGTTGTGGTTCATCACCTTTTACCATTCGTTCATGTTTTGCTGCTTGCAGTTTGTTTTTAGCCGATGTAGCCATAGGGTATTCTCCTCAGTTAAGTATTAATTATACCCTATTTAACAATTAAAGTCAAGCATTATTTTTTGAACGATACACCAGTTGTGCCACCGACTACACCACCCAAGACCACTGTAGCGATCCAAGTGTTGAAAGACAAGGGGATTGCAAGAGCAGGGAACAGAGTGTTTAGCGACCAAATAGTTGCAACTGGCATGATAACAATCAAAGCAAAAATTACTGCAACAACAAATAAAATCTTAGCCATTGTTTTTCTCCTGAACGATTGCTTCATACAAATCTTCAAACTCTTCATGCTCCGCTACTTCTTGAGTGTAGTTTTGCTTGTGATATACCTTTGCCATACGAGCAAGGGTTTTCTTTGGAAGTAAAAACTTCTCTGACATATCCTTGATTGTTTCACGAATCAAGTCACGCTCTGCTTCAATGCGAGTCATTGACCCACTAATCTCAGCAAGCATTTTCTTGATCTTGTTACGATCTTCTGGACTGGATACTGATTGTGTCATTGTTGTTCCTTCAATTCTTTGATACGCATTTCTAAAACAGCAATCGCAGTGTTAAAATGCCCTGTTCCTTCTGTCTCTGGATTGTAGTAGCGACGCAGAACTTCTACCTCAGTTTCCAATACAGCGATGTATTCTTCTCTTGTTGTGTCGTAGGTAATCATACTGTTCCCCAATCAATGCGAGTAATATTACTGGTGTTAAAAGAACGCCATTCTTGTTTATCTAAGTCAAAGGCAGCAACAGCATCACCTGTTGTCATGGTACCAGTACCTTTTGGTTGCATAGCATCAGGAATCAAATCGGATTGTTTGGTGCACTTCATAACACGAAGTGTTCCATCTTTCTTGGTGAAAGTCACAGTGATTGTGCTTTCGCTTAGATAACCACGCAGATATTCAGCGAACTCTGGCTCTTTCATGATTGCATCTAGATCAACACCAGATGCTTTTGCCAATGAAATAAAATCAATACCACTATTACTTGTTACCATAACGAACCTCACCTATATTTTGAAAAAACTTACAGAATTGTATAAACATTTTAGTATCTAAATTAAAGTCAATGTCTGGATAGACAGGTCTTTTACCTGTGCTGTCATCAGTATTTGCTCGCTTAATTTTAATTTGATGTAGATCATATTTCTTGTCATGAACATGTTCCATACGGATTTGGTAATCCTCGGTAACATCTAACTCGACATATGATTTTACACTTGGATCAATCGCCATAGGGTATCACTTTCACTTTTATAAACTCACCATCACCATTCTCCACTGGTTGAGCAGATACTAGGATAGATTGTTTGGGTCCAAAAATTGGCCAGTTCTTTTTAAGAACATAACCTTCGATGAATTCACGTGTCACTGTTAGTGACATAGAATCTGTTACTGGTTGTTTTGATTGTAACAAAGCAGGTACCTTTCTATCATATATCATTGTCTACCATTTCCTGTTTAAGTTTAAGGGAATTCGTTAGTGCTTTCTCGGCAACTCGCAACCCATACTCCATTTCCCAGAGTCTACGTTGTTGCATGTCCATCTTTTTGCGTTGATCAGACAAATCATTCATCAACTGCTCAAGATCTTTTTTAAACACATCCCATTGTGCCTTTACAGGGGTAACTGTAAACCACTCACCATTAACTAGTGTGTAGCCATTCTTTTCTCGTAGTTCATCAGTCCAGTTTGGACCCATGATATATTTTGGTGCTGGTTCATGATATACTTCAAAGCCAGAACCAACGATAAGGTCATCGATTTTCTGAAACAAATTTGGTAATTGGTCTTTACTATACAGCATTTTCATCTACCTCTGTTTCTTCAGATTCATACTCTTCCTCACGACCAAGCATTGCTGCATGAATATCACAAAGAGTTGTGTGCCAGCCATCGGTGTATCGTTTACCTGGTGCACCACACTGTTCACATGTAACATAACTCATGGACTCTGCAAAATTAATGTAGTGGTAATGCTTGTCAGTTGCAGCCTGAACATAGAAACGAAGTCCACCGAACTTTTCTTTTACTTGAACAGCGACTGGAACTTTCGCAGTTTCTTCATCAAGTTTTGTCTTGGCTTCATCAACTTCTTCTTGTGTTACTACTTTTGTTCCCCAAATAACATTACCAGCACCAACTTCCATAAGATGGTCATAACGACTTTTTGCGCCACGGTATTCACTAGTCAATATACCACAAAGAGTATCGATGATGTTAAACCAGCCATCACCTACCTCAAACCCAAAACACATTAATGTTTCTTCTGGGCTTCCATTCCGATTCTTAAAGATCAGTGGATATCCTGCACACAGTGCTTCGTCTAATTCTTTTCTCATGGCCAAGTCCTATGATTTTCTGCTACATGTTCCATACCATCATACTCATGGATGTGCCACTTAACATCATCAGGAATTTCAATTATAGAAATAGCACTATATCGAGTGTTGGCTTTATCACCTAGTTCTTCAATGACTGCGATCAAATCTGGATCAGCACGATTCTCTGTCATATCATAATCACTTAAATAATGGTCGTCGTCACCAGCATGTCCTGCTTCGTAATAAGAAGCACCGATAAATGAACGACCTTCTTCTGGCTCCACTTTATCGAACGCAATACCTTTACGATCCAGCAACTTCTCAAACGCTTCATTTGAGATACCAAATCCACCAAAACATGTATTAATTGCTACTTTCATTTTGTTCCTTAATTAAACTCTACATTCATATTATACATGAAAATTCATTTTTCGTCAAGTCAGACTTGCAACTATCGAGAGACACGAAGTTCTGCATCGGGATTGTCCAAACATGCATTATGATATTCACGAACAAAGTTCACTAACCCATCATAATCACCCCAACCATTCTCTGGATTGAAAGGTTTATACTTCTCAGGGAAACAGATTAGTTCAATCAAACCTTCATGCAATAAAGAAAGAATTTCAATTGCTTTGGTAAACTGAAGTTCTTCTGGTCGCCAAAGGATAGTATACAATGTCACTGTTCCAGCCATATAAGGTATATTAACCTCACCAGCCATCTTACCAAGATTGTGAGTGATATTACTAGAGTAAACCGAAGTCGGCTGAGTAACCATCAGATCAACATCAAGACTCATTTTATTTCCTTAGAATTATCTGCAGTATTTTTGTCTTCCCGTAGTTCGACAAATACAGGGAGGAACAAACTTTCTTCACCAGTTTTATTCTTAATCCTAGCATTGTACTTGATAGCGACAATTTTCCCAAGAAGATCTTTCTCCTTATACGATTTACGATGCGTGTCATTGAACCCACTTCCTACATTTACTTTAACAATACCATCGGCAGACTCACAAATAATTGCACCGAGCAAACCAGGTTTCTTTTTGTGTGGCTCAGTGCCAACAATTTTTAAATCACATTCAAGTTCGCCTTTGAACTTAATCTGGTGCTTTGCACGTTTATCTTCCCAAACACCTGAGCCATCTTTTAGAATGATACCTTCTAATCCTTCAGAAAGATATCCTTCGAATATTTCTGTTGCTTCTTCAAGAGTATTTACAATGTTACTTGTTACTAACCAAATTTTCTTTTCAGTTTTAAATGGAACAGCATCCAGAATCGTTTTCAACTTAGAGAACCTGCGAGAGTAAGGTGTGTCACAGTAAGAATCTTCAAACAAAACATAGGGAATAGCATCCCAAACTGAAGCATGAACCATGTCCGCTTCTTTTGCTGAAATAGTTCCCTTAACAGCCTTGTTCAAAATACCATTACCTGTTTGACGATCCAAAAATTGACAGCCATCAGGATCCATCACCATTAACTCACCATCAAACACCATGTCTGATCCAGCAGCGATTGCAATAAATTGATCTTTCAAGTCTGTATCTAACAAGATTTCTTTACCATTACGACTACGGAATTCACAAGTTTCATTTTTGACGATAGCATTAAATCTCATACCATCCATCTTCAACTGCGCATAAGCAGGAAATTTAATTTTGTCAACCAATTTTTGCTCGTAACCTGAACACAGCATAACAGGATATTCTTTGATGAGTCCTGGCCAAACTGCATTGGCTGTTGATATAGAAACACCACACATTAAATCTTTCTTAATGATGCGCTCAAGCACCTTTGCGTCATCGGCAGACACCAACTCAAGAACCTCAGTCAGTTTATCAATGGCAGCATTTCCAGTGACCAAACGATTACACAACTGATAGAGATACGGAAACGCATCTTTCAGATTGAGGTTTACGCTTGTATGATTTGGTTTATATGCAGGAATCTTACGCTGATAGAAGTTCGTGAAGGGATCTAATGCCAAAGAAATAACTTGACGCAAGACAACATCGTTGACATTTGCTTTCAGTGTGTCGAGTTTAAAGTTGCGAGAATTATCCGCAGCCAATTCATTAAAAAATTTATTCAGATTCATAACATACCTTTACAATTTCACAAACTTCTCAAACGGAACAACATACTTTACCCACCAACCATTTGGTTCTTTATATTTTGGAAAAGTAAATTTTAAACTTCCACGACCTGAAGCATTTGAATATGCATTCTTTTCTTTATTTGTTAGAAACACAAAACAAAACTCTTGTCTCAATGGATTGTAAATCACAATCTTCATATTTCCAGTTTTCGTATCAGTATTTCCTACTGTTCCAGTCCAACATCCACCATTACTGGTATCCCAGCTGTAGCGAAGTGTTTTTACTTCAGTCCCATCAGAATGGTCCATTCCTTTAATATTAGACCATTTTACACCTTGTTTTAATCCTGCTAATGCTATTTCCCAAAATCTTTCATATGAAATTGCCCTTTTATTCCACAGCCAAATAGCCAAATCTTCGTTTAAAGATTTAATTTCCTGGTATGCTTTGTAGAATCTTATTTCTTCCATATTAATTAATTCCGTACCCTGCTCGCAAAGAAAATTCATTATCCTCTCCTCATAGTTGCGATGGCTACTGCTTCTTCATCACTAAAAATTGGAACAGCATTAGACTTATGCATAGTGCCGATACCCTTTACCTTTGTACCTGTATAAACAGGATTTGCTTTCTTATAACATGGCGCACCAGTGAATGGAAGACTTGGAATCTTAGGTGTCTCACGACAAGCAGGTTTCCCAAGGAAGTCTGACTCACTGAGTTTCTCGTGCTTTTGTGGAGCAGTCGAAGTCTTTGTGGCATACTTCTTTAACATTTTTTCCCAATCTTCACGCAACTGCCTTGCCTTGGCATCGGGTTTGCGTTTCTTGGACTTGTGTGTACCAGTGTGTAAGATGTTCATAAAATAATTATACCTCAAACAATAATTAATGTCAAGCGATAACCCTACTCTTAGTAGGGGTTTCCGTAAAACTCTTTAAGCGCAGTCTGAAGTTTAAGCGCAGACAGGGCGATTTCAAAGGTTTCTCCGTTAACCGATAATTCGGCTAAAAAATCTAAAAACTCGCTAAAATCTAAATCATTTTTAAAAACAGGCATCTTTTTCTCCTCTTGAACCTTAATTATACCTACTTCGGGAATTAATGTCAAGCATGTGAAAAACCCCACGCAGGGTGGGGTTTGCAAGAGGAGAGATAACCCTTTACTCTGTAGGGGTATCCTTTTTGCGTCCTTTTTCTTGTCTTGGTGGTGCTTTCTTGGCTTCAAGTTCACCATCTATCATTAAGCGAATAAACTGTCTACGACTGTTGTTGTCAACAATTGTGGAAGCCATGCGCTTGGCTGTCTTGCTCAATCTAAAATTCTTGTCAGGTTTGTTCATAATTTCTTTCTATAAATTAACTTTTTTCATTTTTTCCCACTGCCAAAACACAAGCAACTTTAGCACTATACTGTAAAATTGTCCATGTTCCAGTTTCTTTGTTTTCCATCAATACAATAAAACTTCCTGTATCTCCTGGACCAGTTGGTTCGCCTTTGAATATAATGCTTTCATTAAATTCTTTTAAGCCAACCATCGCTTCTAAAAATTCTGTACATACTATGTTTTTCTGAGTTGTAAAAGGTTCTGCTCTACAAACAGAACAAAATAAACAAAACAGTATTAATAGTTTTTTCACAGTTTACCTCTAAGTTTCATCCCGACAAATGTTCCAGCGAATGCTCCGAAACATGCAGGAATCATAAGCCAGTGATCGGTGGTGTAGTTTACAACTGCCACTGCAGCGATGAAGAACACAACCACAGACCAAGCACTTGCTTTGAGCACTTCATTATTTTGCACAGATCTTAGATAGTACGTGTAAAAAACATCGGTGAAAAATAAGGCAAAGAAAGTCAACCACCACTCAGTCATCTTTCTTTCTTTCAATCTTCTTCGATTCGGGAAAGTATGGTTCAATCACATAGTGATTCGCACCCCACCAACCAAATGCCGTAAAGAATCCGTATACTATAACTTCCAATATCATTTAATTCTCCGTAAGTTCATTGACAAAATTCAAAAGTAGTGTATGATGATGACCACCATTCCAATATTTATTTATGTACTGCCAAGGATCCTCATACCAGTACAGTGGTGCTTCAGGATGACAACCTATTAAACCAATCCTACCTTGAATGATTGCCATGGGATCTCCATTGGCATATCGCGCAATTGTTTTGAATTTAGTTTCATCGCCTATTAATGCGCAGCCATCATAGAAGTACATCTTTTCTTGTTGATTTTTCCATGTGACTGAAGCTACCGTTCCGTAGCTTCTTTTTACATCAGAATTTGGTTGCTTTATATATTGAACAGGGTTGATATCAGTAAGTATATCGAAGTACCTGCTTCCAGCCCAATAAGCACCCATACAGATGCCAAGATAGTGACCACCACCATCCACGAATCTGGCGATTCGATTCGCTCTTCTTCTAGTGAAGAAATTAGGATAACTGTCGCTATCACCAATACCACCAGGAAAAGCAATAACATCAATATGGTCAAAGAAATTATCATCATCTAACTCCTTCTCTTCGAATATTCGAATTTGGTACTCAGAGGATAACGCATGCACCATTGCATATGCGCAATCTTCAGAACATTCTGGATGTCGCATAAACAGTGCGAGGTGTTTCATGTTTTGTTTACTAAATTTTCTTTAAATATTTTCCAAGCATTATCCCATGTCCAACGCTGACTACCTTCTAAAACTCTTTCTCTACTTAATTGCAAACATCCATCAACAGCGTGTTTTAAGTTTTCGTTCATGAAACCAGTTTCCGCTTGATCAATAACATCAAGTGGACCATCACAAGGAAACGCAGCAACTGGAGTACCACAAGCCATGGCTTCAATCATTACAATACCAAAGGTTTCCCAACGAGATGGAAACACAAATACTTCTGCGTTGGCATAATATCGTGCCAGATCTACGCCAGTCTTAAACCCCGTAAAATGGACACTAGGATATTGTTTCTTATAAGTTTCAAGCATTGGTCCATCGCCTACCATTATCTTTTGATATCCAGGATACTCTAACTCAAAAAATGCTTCTAAATTCTTTTCTTTACTCACACGACTAACACACAGCAAATATTTTGCTAGTAATTCTTCTCTAAGGTTAGGTGTAAAGATTTCTCTATCAACACCACGAGTCCAAGAAATAACTTCTCCATCGAATCCATGTGATTTTAAATCCTTGACCATAGTGTCAGTAGTAGTTAGAACTTTACCACTATGCTTATGAAACCAACGAACAAATCGCCAAGTAATCCATTCTGGTATACCAAATAACTTCTTTAAACCTTCAGGAAACTTAGTATGGTAAGCAGTATTGTGCCTAATATTATGTTTTGAAAGATATGCTCTAGCCCACAAACCCAAAGTACCCTCTGTGGCGATATGGATATGATTCGGATTAATCTCCTCGATCTTTTTCCAAATTTTCCACGGGAAGGTAATCTTGACTTCGTTGTAGCCAGGACAATCAACATAGCGGAAGCACCTGGGATCAATATAATCCACAGTATAACCATCGCGAATCGCGCATGCTTCAATGTTCTTGTAGGTCGTAACAACACCATTGATTTGATCAGGTAAGTTATCAGTTATAATTAAAATCTTTTTGGTCATTGAACTGTTTGAGTATGTTTATGCTTTAGTGATTTCTTCAACGCTTTCAACCACAACTTCTTTTCTTTGATCTTGTCGTGGCTCACGCACGCTTGATACATCTTCTTTACTATCTTGCGAACTTTCATGGTCATTCTCCTTGGTCCAAGTTATAATTTCCCATTTACCGTCATGATGCTCAACAAGAGCAGTACATGACTCAACCCAGTCACCATCATTCATATATATCACGCCATCAATCTGTTTGATTTCAGCATGATGAATGTGGCCACAGATTACTCCATCGTAACCTCGCTTCTTACAATAACCAGCAAGATTGCGTTCAAACTGAAACATAAAGTCCGATGCTTTCTTTACTTTATGCTTTAAATATTTACTCAGCGACCAATACCCAAAACCCATTTTATGACGAACCCAATTGAAACGAGAGTTCCAATCAAGAACTAGATCGTATAGTTTATCACCAAGAAATGCAAGCCATGGAGCAAGTCTAGTAATACCATCAAATAAATCACCATGCGTTATTAGATAATGCTTACCATCTGCGCCAATATGTTCTGTTTGATTTTTAATTTCAATCAGACCAAAAGAAAATCCGTATGGGATCATTGGTCTTAAGAATTCATCATGATTACCTGCAACGTATATAACTCTTGTGCCACGTTTGGCGTGACCAAGGATTCTACGAACTACATTAGTATGAGATTGTTTCCAACGCCACTTGTTCTGCTGAATTTTCCAAGCATCAATAATGTCCCCAACCAAATATAGAGTATCACACGTATTATGTTTGAGGAAATTATTTAACTTAGCTGCTTGACAATCACGAGTACCTAAGTGAACATCACTTATGAATATCGTGCGGTATTTCATACACTAAACGAACTACCACATCCGCAGGTTGATTTTGCATTTGGGTTCGATATAACAAACTGTGAACCTTTTAATTTGTCGCTGGTAAAGTCAATGGTTGCATTCTCAAAGTAAGTCATGCTCATGGCATCAACTACAAGATTGTCTATAACAAAGTCATCTTCTTCTTTATCTGCTTCAAGTGTAAACCCATAGTTAAATCCAGAGCAGCCACCACCAGTGATAAATGCCCTTACATATTTCATGGATGGTTCATCTAAAAGAATTTCGGTAAGTTGTTGTTTTGCTGATTCAGTTAAATTTATCATACACACTCACATTTCAATTGATAGTCATGTATCGCTGCTTTAATTGCATCTTCTGCAAGTATTGAGCAGTGAATCTTAACAGGTGGTAATGCTAGTTCTTCGGCAATCTGAGAGTTGCGTAAATTAACAGCATCGTTAATGTGCATCCCCTTAACCCATTCTGTAACCAGCGACGAACTGGCGATTGCTGAACCACAGCCATATGTCTTGAACTTAGCATCTCTAATAATACCATTTTCATCTACCTTAATTTGTAGTTTCATCACATCACCACAAGCAGGTGCACCAACCATACCAGTTCCAACTGATGGATCGTCTTTATCTAGAGAACCCACATTACGTGGATTTTCATAGTGGTCGATTACTTTATCAGAGTAAGCCATTATTTCTTAGGGTGTTTACCACCACACACTGGACAACCTTCATCTGTACTAAACATTATTTTCTCGCAATCATTGTTTGAATTTTTTCTTGAATTATCTTTGCCCAAAAAGGCTGTGGAAAGTTCCAACCAACAAATGCCCCAATTGCTACCCAAAATAGTGTATCTAACATTTAAGTCTCCTTTAGTCGTCAGAAGCAGTCGCACCACACTTGGCACGCTTTGCTTTAGTTAGTGCTCCATAATCAACTGGCCATTCTTTTCCTGGAGTCAATTCTATAGCACCTTGTGGGAAAGCATATGTAACACCAGCTGTTTGCATAATCTGAGCAACTGGCATACGGAATTTAGTTAAATCGTTACCTAAATTTGGATATGGAGCAACATGGGGAAATGACCAGCCAGCAATTTCTTTAGTTTGGTTGTTGATAACAATCTTATAGAAAGCATGTGGCACAACTACACCATTACCGATACGCTTGTCAGTTGCGTTATATAATCCACCGACATATACTGTGTATGATTGATTGCGTTGAACAACCCAACCACGAACTGATGTTTCTAATAGTTTCCAAATACCACGATTTAGTGAACCTGCTTGTGGGCTCATGTTGGTCATAAGGAATGATTCAAACTCTACTTGTGTGTTCCAAGATAGATCGCCATCAGGTGCCATATGTCCTTTATCGTAATTAGTTCCAACATAGTCAGCAGGAACAGCACCATTAGGAACATACTGATTGGCGGCAAAAGCATTAGTACGAGCCACACAACCCAACGCATTTTGTGGAAGTAGTTCATAGGTTACAAACCTTGGTAGTTTGGCAGGGGCATCATAGCCAACTAGATATGCCTGTTGACATAGTGGTTGAACACCAGCTGCTTGAGGGAATCCATAGGGTGCGTGGACTTGGCACTGTTGGATAGGGAAAGGTGCTCGTTGAGTCCAAGAGAAGGCACTAAGACTTGTTACACACAGTAGAATTGCTAAGATCTTTTTCATTAATTTCCAATCATTGGGTTATGGGTTACTCATCTATTTAGCGTCCAACATAGCGTTTTGGTGCAGCATCTTCTCTTCTTTGGCTTTCAGTTTTAGGAAATAATTCATTCCCAAACTGTGGATACTTTTGTTGTCGATCGTATGCCACCCACATAAACATACCAGCCATCGTAAACATAATGAATAAAATTGCAACACCAACCATAAATTCTACATGCAATTGCTTGCGTCTTGCTCTACGACGTTTCTCTTGTACAGCCTGTATTTGAATTTGCTTTGTGAGGAGAACCTTTTGTTCAGCACCCAGCTTCTTCATCATTGCGTTAACATCAGTCCAAAGTGCACCAAGTTCTGGCGGACTTTGATAAATCATCAATTCTTGTAACTCAGTACCCATCTGCTCTAACTGTTTCTTCATTAGAACACGTTGAAGAGCACGCTTACCTAGACTCGCATCACCTGTGTATACTTCTGTTTTACTTCGTTTCTCTTCTTCTTCAAATACTGCTATACACTTATAGTAGTTGTCGTAGTATACGCCAAGATGATCACCGATCTCACCATAGATATTGTTGGTTTCGGCAGACTTTTTGTTTAACTCAACTACACGAGTTTTTTCTTCTTGAAATTGTTTTTTGGCTTCTGGAGATGGAGCCTTACCCTTGGCTGCGTAAGCATCATGGAACTGGTGATCTAGATCTTTGAGAACATCTTTTACATCCCCAGCTGCACCCTTTATATCTTTATAAAGTTTGCACCCTGCTTTGACAGCTGAAACTGCCCCATTCGCCAAAGCAAAGAGTGTTAACGGATCCATCTAAACCTTTACTTCTCATTTCTATATTTTGTCTCTATTAAATTTCTTATTTCTAAATTATCGGCAGTGCCTAGCCATGCAGAGAGGTTATTGTAGATCAGAGTAAGTTCTTCTTTATTGCATCTGTTTTTCTTTACCCATAATAATGTTAATTGTTTACGTTCGCTTGGCTCATGCACTGTAAAACTTATATGCTTAAACTCTCCGATATTGCATGATATTTCTGCTTCTTGCGATGAAGTAGTAGCAGTTACACACAACAACAGGAACAAAAGAAATTTCATTCATTTGTCCATCTCTTCTGATGCTAGTTTTATTGCAGTTTTTATAGAAGGTAAGTCCTTTGGTTCTTCTTTCCATGTTAAACTAATGTAACCAGCGAAAGATCCAACATCTGGGGGAACTGCGCTTCGGCATATGAATCTACCACTTTGCTTTGCTTCCCATCCATCTGGTTTCGTGATCAATTCTATCTTGTCACAAACCACATCACCACCGAGCATTCCTATCATTGCCTTGGTTCTTTCTGGAGAATCTGTGAATAAACTGCTTGTATTATTTACAATAGATTTGTCCTCACCCTTTTCATTCTTCGCATACGCAACTGTTCTTGAGTTGGTATAGAGATTCGCCTTATAGATTACAACTGTATTTGCTCCAACATCTTCTGCGAGTTTGGTGACAATTGGAATTAGACCTGAGGTATCTTTTAACTCTGGGTGTTTGTTTTGATTGGTGATTGCTTCTAGAATTACAGTACGACTGTCCCAACAAATGTAACCAACGAAAATTAGAGTTGCTAGGATGATAACTTCAAATAACTTAAATGGATTGTCTATCCACTTAATTAAATCGACAGCGGAAGATATCCAGGATGAATCTTGTTTTGGTGTATCAGCCATAAAACTGCCTTTACAATATTAACCAGATTGCTTGTGACATTAGCACTGCCCCAAAACTGCCCACTACCATGCTACCCCAGAAAAGAGGCATGCTAACTGCAAGAATAGCTGCAGTTAATAGTACAATTGAAATTTGGAAAATGCTACCAGCGTATGTGTAGTATGGGCTGCGTTGTCTAGCATCTGCACGTTCGGCTTCTAGACCACGTGCTTTTGCCATCAACTCTTTTTTACCCTCACCAGTTGCTGGATCAGATTCATAGCGTTCGATCTTGGCTGCTATTTGTCTAATCTTTTTAGGATCCTTGGCATTTTCCAGTTGGAGTTCAGCAAGGGTTTGTTTGATTGATTTTGCTTGATAGAATGCCCAAGTATTGTTTGCCTCAATTGTGTTGTTGAGGATTTTACTTGAGTTTGATCCACTCATTAGAGTGTTAACTGCGAGCAATGCAGCCAATACGGTAATTACCCAGCCAGCCTTGTCTTTTACAAGTGCTTCTCGTTCGGATCTAGATAGTGGTTTTACTTCTTTTTGTTCCATGTATATCCCCAGGTATTGTAGTTTACAATACTATTTAGGGATATAAGGGTTTATTCTTGCTTTCGAACTGCCTTGGGCGATGTGTCTTTGTTACTCCAGTCAACAATAAAGTCTGGGTGGACTGGTGTCATTACTCTACCAGCAGAATCCAATTCAATTTCTTGATGTGGCTCTGGTGGTGGACTTATTTCCCAATCAGTTTTCTCAGCTTCTGCATGATCCACTGGTGTGGTAGAATCTTCGGTGTTGGTTGTGACTCCTGCACTTGTGGGACCACTTGAACTGTTGTCTCTTGAATTGGAACTGCTTTCTGAAGTTTGTTGTTCCACTGTTGTGGTTGGTTTTCTAAACTTGTTAAAGAATCGTTCTTTAATTCTGTTGACTGAACTTTCTTCTTCGCTGGTGTCTTGACTGGTGATACTTTCTTCACTGGTGCTGACTTCACTGCTACTGCTGGTTTCTTCTGTTGAGTTGCCATTGGTTTCTCCTTCTTTTTTAAGTGGTATACTGGCTGCCATTAATAGCAAAACAGCCAATGGATCAAAAACTATCACAATCATAATTATTACAATACGAACAGCCTTTTCCAAAATACTTTGGTCAGGGTTATCTCCGTATAATAATGCTGCTATGTATTTAATTGGTCCAACTTCTGCTTCAACTTTTCTCAGTTCCGCAGCGATCGGTGCTCTTTCTTCATTTAGTCTGGCGATTCTGGTTTGAGAAGATCCAATCTCAGCAAGTAGTAAACTTCTTTCCTTTTGCTGTCCTCGTCTAATCTGTAGAGATCTCTCCACTCCTTTCGCATCTTCGCTTCTTCCAATTGTCTGGTCAACTTGTGAGTCCATTTGTTTGAGTTGGGCTCTTGACGCATTAATGTTTTCCTTTTCTGTTCTAATCTTTTCGTCAAAAATTGCTATCTGTGAAGTAACAGCACCTGTCGGTACTGCTTGATCCAAGTGTGCCTTTGATAGATAACCAAAGATACCCATCGATGTTAAAGACATGAGAATGATTAATGCCACAACAAAGTAGCTACGCATTAACATTGGGATTTGATTCCAACTGCGATAGATCCATGATGCAACAACCAATTTAGCAAACTCCAGCACTGTTCCCATTACAACAATAGGAATAACTGCAGCTGCAAAGATTGATGCCAATCCAGCAATTGAATAGTACGCTGCCACTGCTGATAAACAGACAGCGGTAAAATATAATAAGTATGTCATAACTTTCCTCTGATATGAGAACCATGAACTCTTACACTGATTTGACCATTGTAATAATCCATTGATTCCAACACTCTTCTAGTAAATTGTTCTCTGGCTTCTATGTATGAACATTCAGCTTTTGATTTACAATAAAAAAGAATCTCTCGTTTGAAGTTCTCTTTACCAAGTTCTTCAACATCCTTACTCAATTCAATACTAGAACCATAATATTCCATCCAGTCTGAGTCAATCTTAGACCTGATTTTCTTTTTCTTTTTTGTGCCGTTTTTCAGTTTAACCATGCGATAGGTTGTTTTAGAAAACTTGGCTAATTTCTTGCCAATATACTTACGGCTGGTGGTCAGGTTTGTTATTTCATAAACAAATCCGACACAATCTTCTGGCAATTCTTCGACAATATTATCTTTATAAATCCACATAGTAGATTTATTTAGTCGTCCTCTTCTAAGTCCTCTTCTTCGAAGATGTCACCAGAACAAACAGGACAGTAGACGATGTCTTCTAGACGAACGTCGCTACCCTTTACTATAATTTTTCCTTCAGCACCACATTCTTCACACTCAAAGTGTTTAGTTGTCATGCTGCTTTCCCCCAAACATCACCCCAGTCACCTGAGAGAGCACCTTTGGCGTAGTCAGTTACACGATTCTCAAAGAAGTTGCCATGTACTGGTGCGTTGATCATTTCTTCAACCCATGGTAGTGGATTCTTTTTAACTTTAAAGATACCTTTCATACCAAGAGATATAAGTCTACGATCAGCAATGTAACGAATATAATGTTTAACATCTGCAGCAGACAAATCTCTCATGTCAGCACCTTGGTAACAAAGGTCAATGAACTTATCTTCCAACTCAACCATCTTTTCAGCAATGGTATAAATCTTACTCTTGAGTTCATCGTTCCAGATTTCATTGTTTTCTTTTACATATTCTTTGAATAAACGAATCATTGATTCAGCATGCATTGTTTCATCAACAATAGACCAAGTAACAATCTGACCCATTCCTTTCATTAAGCCATGACGAGGAAAATTAAGCAACATAATAAAAGAACTGAAAAGCTGCATTCCCTCAGTAAATGCGCTAAACACAGCAATATGCTCAGCAGTAGAAGCGATTGTCCCATTTCGACTAGAAAGGTCAAGAACATAGTCATGTTTATCCTTCATCTCCTGATACTCTAAGAATTGATTATATGTAGATTCTGGTAAACCCAGTGTTTCAATAAGGTGAGAATACGCAGCAATATGTAATGCTTCACGTGCCGCAAATCCCATCAGCATCATACGCACTTCTGGTTGAGGAAAGTAAGGTAGGTAATTATTGACGTAACCACCTGCCACATCAATGTCACCTTGAGTGAAGAAACGAAAGATGTTGGTTAGGAATTGCTTTTCTTCATTGGTTAGTTTCTTCTTCCAGTCTTTTACATCTTCAGCCATGGGTACTTCTGAGTGAAGCCAGTGCGCTTGCTCATGTTTTAACCAAGCATCATATGCCCATGGATAGTTGAATGGTTTGAAGTAGTTACGTTGGTCTGTTAGTTTTGTTTTTGTTTTTGTAATCATTTTATCCCTCGCATGCCAAACATTCAGTGCCTTCCGTCAGGTCATGCAAATTAATTTCTTTTATGATTTCTCGCTCAATACGCTTTGATACTTTATCAGCCTTAGCAATCTTATCACTGCGGCAATAGTAGAGAGTCTTTAGTTTTTGTTTCCATGCCATAAAGTGAACAGCATGGATGTATTTAATATGGCTGTCAGGTCTAAAGAAAAGATTGACTGATTGTGCTTGGTCAATATATTCTTGTCTGTCGCTAGCATGTTGAATGAGCCAACGCTGATCGATTTCCATACTTGTTTTGAATACGTCTCTTGTCCATTCGTCCAAGGATTCCATATGTTGTACGGATCCGTCATTGGCAATGATACTTGACCAAATTTCATTGTATTCATTTTCATCTTTTGCTTTCTCTTTAATAATTTTATCGAGGTAACGATTCTTATTCAGGTGAGAACCCGAAAGAGTGTCTTGACGATAAGCATTGGCACGATAAGGTTCAATGCTAGGACTAGTATTGCCCATAAGAATGGAAGAAGAAGCATTGGGAGCAATAGCCATAAGATGACTAAAGCGATTCCCAGTACCCATCGCATCAGGTGCTTCACCTCTCTCCAATCCAAGTTCTTTATTAGCGACATCTAATTTCTCTCTTATAGTTTTAAAGATGTTTTTGTTTCTACCAACTGCCAATGATGATTCCCATGGAATATTATTCTTCTGCAGATAAGCATGCCATCCTAAGGCACCAATGCCAATACTACGCTCACGAGTAGCAGAGTATACAGCCCTGGAAATGGTATCAGGTGCATTAGTAATAAAATACTCCAACACGTTATCGAGCATTTCAGCAACATCGCGAAGGAAGTGTAGTTCATCTTTCCACTCATCATAGTACTCCAAGTTTAATGAAGACAAACAACAAACAGCAGTGCGCTTTTCATTTGTTGGTAGAATAATTTCTGAGCAAAGATTTGATTGATTAATTTTTAAACCAAGATCTTTTAAGTGCTGCGGCATCTTACGATTAGATTCATCGATGAAATGAAGATATGGTTCACCAGTCATCATACGCATCTCAAGCAGTTTCTGCCAAAGTTCCTTCGCTGATACTGTTTCACGTACTTCCTTGGATGCTGGGTCAACAAGTTCCCAAGAGTCATCGAAGTTTGTATCAAGCATAGATTGCTCAATAATTTCCATAAACCGATCAGGAATATTAATTCCATGATGCATGTTTAGAGTACGCATGTTTTGATCGCCTGTTGGTTTGCGCATCTCTAGAAAATTGATAATATCTGGATGATCAATAGACAAGTAGGCAGCGTAACTCCCACGACGAGTCCTACCTTGTCTGTAAGCGAGAGATGATGCATCATACATTTTAAGGTGGGGCATAACTCCAGTAGACTTATCATCCGCTGAGCGAATGCCGAAACCGATGCCGACACCACCTCCAAGCATAGAGAGCCAATTTGTTTCAGATAGGTTATCAACTAGACCCTCCGCTGTATCTTCAATATAGTTAAGAAAGCATGAAATGGGTAGCCCACGACGAGAACGACCAAAAGAAAGGATTGGAGTAGAATAGCTGAGCCAATGATTACTGGCGTAATTGTAAATGCGCTGAGCGTGTTCAGGATCACTTCCGAATGTTTTCGAAACATATGCAAACCTTTCTTGAGGACTAACCTCATCATCTTTCATGTAACTTTCTTTTAATCTAAGCAATCCCAATTCATCAAATAAACTATCTTTTGTGTAGTCAACTCTTATCCCGTGCACTTCATCTGCCATTTAAAACTCCAAACATATATTTTTTATTCTACAAACTCAGATGCCATAGGAAATACGGTAGCGATAACTTTCGCACATTCCTTGGCAATTAACTGATGCTCTTTTTGTGTTCCATTTGCGGATCGGAGTTCTATAAAGTGAATCCAGCTACGCAATGTCCCATTCATATATAATCGACTCTCGGTCAATCCTTCAGGTAAGACTGCTCTTGCTTGCTCTTTGGCAATACCATTGTCGATTGCCCACCCATAGGCACTTTGCGCCACATCGAGTACACGCTTTTGTTGCGTTTCCCAAAATGCTTGAAGTGTTGGATTGTCGCATTCGATACTATTTTGTCTGTTCTTTGGATCTTGGAGTCTTGCTTCTCGTATAACAAAATCTAATTCTTTTGTTGGGTCAGCATATCGCTGAGAGAATTCTTGGAAAGAAAAAGAACGATGGCGCAACATTTGTCTTGCTATATCGCGAGTAGTTACTACCTCTAAACACATAGAAACCATTTCAAGTGGTGACCAATGTTTATGTTTTACTAGATAACGAATTAACTTCTCTGCTGTATCTGTGTTGTTTTGATTGCTTGGATTTGAAACTCTGGCACAAAATGCAATCAATTCTGTGGTATTTTCAACAAAGTACGACTCGGGCTGACTATAACTTATTAACTGTACTTTCAACATTTTCTCCATTCTGTAAATCTTAACTTTGCTTCCATACCAGAGAAGGTATTGTTATTTATGAGATCTAGAATTTGATCAGGAGTTCGTCCTGACAATATCATTTCATTAATATCTTTTTCTACCACAGTATCTGGATACATAACTACATTATACCCCTTGTCTATATACTTAGCAAGTTGTTTTGTTATTTCCTTGCTTCGGGGTTCATTGTCCATTACTATGGTTGCGTTAGTAAGCAACTGCCTAATAGTAGGGGTATCAAAACTGCTTCCTGATACAGCGATTGCGTTCGGAAGAAAAAGAGAGTCAATTGGTCCCTCAACCACATAGATTCTTCTAGCATAATCGATTCGTTCAAGTCCATATATTTTCTCCTCTGTTTCATCAATCTTGATGGTATAATACTTAGGTTCTTCCTTACCGAATGCTCTGCCTTGAAATGCGATTACTTTACCATGCGAATTAAAGTAAGGAATAACTAACCTTGGGTGTTCATCATTAATAGGTTCAGGAAACTTGGCTGTTATGCTATTAACATAAGATTTAAATTTCGGTGAGAAATAAAGTAATGACCAATTATCCTTGGGTATCTTTCTGCTATCAACATACTGCACGGCAGGGTGATCATCACGCATTCTATCAATACGAGATAACTCATCAAGGGTTGAATCAATAAGATCTAACTCAACTGTTGTTGGTAGTACTTCAGCAATGTCTTTGTGGTCATTATATCTTGTTGCGCCATTTTTGTATCGCTCAACAACATATTCATCGTATAGGTTTGAATCAATATACTTGATTAGATTACCAATGTTTGTGCTGTATCCACACTTGTGACACTTCACAAGTAAGTCTTGTTTAAATTTGTAGATATATCCTCTTGCTTTACGAGGATTCTTTGTAGAATCACCACAGATGGGACAACTGTAGTTCCAAAGATAGTCATTCTTCTTTGCAAAGTTGCGCAATCTCGTGCCTAACAAAGATGCGAATTTCATGTCAATATGTAGCATAATGTAATTATACCTTAAAACAAATAAAAAAGCAAGTCCTAAGACTTGCTTGTTGTTAAGAGAATACAGTTTACTTCATGAACTTTGCAAAGAAATCTAAGTGACCCATTAGGTAACCAACAACGATTGCACCACCGACAATCATCCACTTCCAGCGTTCAAGAAGATTAATTCTTTCACCAAGACTGTCGATCTTCTTTCCCATTGCATCATGTTGGTCTTCATCACTTTTTGCCAGGTCGTCAATCTTGCGATCGATGTGATCAGTAATCTCACGATTACCTGTGGTAATGCGAGAGTGTAGTTCTTTAATGTCTTGTTTCACGGCAGCGACATCTTCTTTTATGCCTTCTACTTGTGCTTCCAATTTTGCAATCCTCTCTATATCTATTGCCATTATTTGATTTCCTCGAACAATTTTCTTTGTGTTTTGTACCATTCAATCCATGAATCTAATTTAACACGACACTCATAATATTGCGAGTAGTTATCAGTAACAACTTGTAAAACATCACTCAACTTTGTAGTTGTTTCTGTTTGCTTCAAATCAGGGCAAGTTGACAGTAGATCTTTAGAAACTTCTGGAAACTTAACTGTAACTGGGACAGTGGTTGAACAACCACTTAATGCTATCAATGAAACAAGTAATAGTGTTCTCATTTACTTGCTCCAGGATTCTTTGCTGCTTGGTTTAAGATATCAAGTGCTTCAGGGGCAACCTTACACTCTGAATCAATAATCTTTTCTTTTTCAACAATCTTTTCTTGTATAACAACTTTAGTATCATGAACAACTTTTATCTTGTCAACATATACCTTTTGTATAACTACATTTGCTGCTTGACTTTTCTGTTCAACAACAGCTACCTTTGCTTCAACTTCTTTAACTCTCTCACGCCATTCTATTTCAACACTGTATCCACCCTTGAAGTAAACACCGAGTACCAATAGTAAAATTCCTCCAATCTTAACCGCATTCGCATAGGGTATAAGTGGAGGAATGTAACGAATGAAGTAACTAGAAAATGTGCCCAGCAATCCTACTATCAATATTAAATTGATAAACCATAAAAGGAACCAGTCAGGTAAGAAATGAAGCACCCACATTTTAGACTCCTAAAGGTGCTGGGCGACGAGTCATACCAGCAACTACGCCAGCCTGATTCTTTTGGTATTTCTTTATATCTTTTTTACCAATTTTCGGTTGGTCCGTTGAAACAGCTGCACCAGTGGCATTGGCAGCAACACCATCTTCTGCGATTTGTTTCAACACTTTCTCAATTAGTATTTCTTCTTCAACTAAAGTAACTTTATCTAATCTATGAACCAAATTTATAAATTGTTGTTCAGAGACAAAAGCTGATTTAGTTTCTACCTTTTCTTTAACAAAGTAGTAAGCAGAAACCAAATTTTTCAAATTTGATTCGCCACCTGGCAGTTTATTAATCAATCTTTTCAAATTGAAAATCAAGCGAGTAAGATAGTTAAATGCATCTTTCTCTGCTTGAGTATTTAAATCTTTTGCGTGCTTCAGTAATTTACCCTTGGCATCTACTATACCAAGTCTGTAGGCATCTGTCTTATCAAATGGTGTGACAAGCATATACAGCAATCTTGCGGCAATTATGTTGTCCATTAAAGCTGATGCCATTTATATCTTCCTTAGTGCATTAATAATATTTTCATCTAGAGATATATCAGAAGTCCTAATACCATACTGTGGTACTGACTCGGGCATTCTCTCAAGATAAACAAGGAATGTTACAAGAACATCCCAATACTTTTCATCAATCTTATAAAACAACATATTAGTGGCAGAGTCACCAAATACATTGTAGAGTACTATAATGTGATTAAGGATCAACCTCTCTCGAAGTTCATCCGACTGTTTATATCTTGTAATCAGTTTCTTTAGATATAGAAATATCCTTAGATCCTTGTCAAATTCTTCTATGTTATGACACTGCGGATTATCGTAGTGGTGCATAGCATAAACTAGAAAATTATCTTCACTCAATTTTTTATTAATGTCAACCACATTTCTCACTTCAAATCAAAAGGAGAGG